AGCATATAATAATAGATCTTGAGCATATACAGAAACATAGCTCGTACTTGTTGTGCTTGATGTTATACTAACAGGTTGTTGATAATATGCAATATTAATTGTGTAATTATTATCAGGGGTTGGAGCTACAAACCAATTAACAGCATTAAAATTAGCCCAATATAAAGGTTCTGAATAATAAGTACTATTATTAGGTTGTGGATTATATTCAGCTAAATAAGAACTATCTTTTTGCATTAAATTAGAAACATTGCCACTAGAATCAATTAATTCAACATATCTTATATTTCTAAGACCTGATGGTACAGATACGGTAGATACTCCTGTTACACAAACAGCCGAAGCATATAATCTAAAAGCATCAATATTAGTTTCTCTATAAATTCTATTTTCAGCGTTTTGAACAATAGTTGCTAAAGTTGTACTAGTAAGACCATTACTATCAACTTCTGAATAACTTTGTATTGCTGTTGTTAAATCTCCGTAATTCATATTACCCTATAGTCTGAGCAGTTGCTTTTCCACCACCAATAACTGTATCATATAATGCAGTACCTGAATAAGCATTAAATGAATAAGTATTTAAATTTAAAACAGTTATATTATATCCTGTTGTAGTTGCAAGTACTGAAGCATCAAATCCAGAAGCACTATTAAATAAATTTAAAGCATTTACACTTTGAAATTGAACAATATTACCTGTAACTCTATTATGATTAGGATCACTTACTACAATAGTTGAACTATTAGCAAATATTCTAAAAGGATTATCTGGTAATTCTACAGCAGCAGGTCCAATAGATACTTGACCTCCACCAAAAAATCCATTTCCAGTTGCAGTATAAGGTAAATTAATACTATAAGTATCTGAATTAACAGAAGTTAAAACAAATCCACCAGTTGTAGATAAAGTTGCAATATCATATCCATTACCAGCTAATGGATTAATTATAATAATAGAATCTCCAATTTTATTTCCATGACCAGGATCATTAATTAATACAGTTGAACTTCCAGCTGTTGCATATAAAGGATTAAAAGGAAGAGCAACAATTACAGCAGGCTCAACTCTATCTGGTCTTGCATTTAATAATCCTTGTGGATCATTACCTGGTATTTTAGGTTGTAATTGAGGATGTTTAGGTTCGTATTCAGAAATGTGAACAAATAATCCATTCCATTCTGTAACCATTTCATCATATGGAAATCTTTGTCCTGATCGATCTGATATCGCCCAAGATTTTTTACCTGTTGCGAAAGTAGTCATTAGACGGCATCTCCAAAATATGATTTGGGTGATATAAATAAAGATGTTCTTTGACTGTCTTCTTGTAAAGCTCTTAATAATTCATCTTCGTATAACATTTTTAATTGTTCCACTCTTTGTGGAGCATATTTAATACTTAAATAATAAGCCATACCAGCTGTTAAAGCAGGTAAGAAACGAAATACAACATCAGGAGTATTAGTATAAGTACCACCATCTTGTATTCTTTGTAGATAATAAAAAAGAAATTGATAAGTTGTTGGATTTGCAGAATTAGAAAAATTAGAACCAGGTGTTAAATATAAATAAATACTTGGACTATAAGATCTATCTACATAGTATTGAGAAGGTGTTCCTTGTGCTAATTTATTAGGTAATGCAGCATAGCCAGATCTATCTAATTTAGTTAAAGATATATCAACAGGTGCATTAGGTGTTGAATTATTTCTAATATAACATTCTAATACATCATTAATATCTGTTGGAAAATTAGAAGTATTTGAAGAGTTATATTGTGCTTGTCCTAATACACAATTTATAGTTGATAATTTAACTTTCCATAAATGCACACCTCTATTATCCCATTCAGATAATAAAAGATTTAAAGATCTTCTTGCTGATCTTAATTGATATCCAGAACGAGTACCATCCATGATACCAATTCTTTCATAAGCTTCTTGGAATAGTTCATCAAGATCCAGATTAAAATTAGTAGTTCCGGATGTTGTCATGGCTGTAATTATTTATCGATAAATAACGTAATAGTCATGTTAGAGATACTAGTGCAACCTACACCATTATCATACAACACACCATCTTCTGGTAAATAAATTGTTTCTAATGAATTTGTTCCAACAATAATTGGAATATAATAAAAAGAATTTAAAGTTGAAGATGCAGTAGTAGCATTAACTAATGTATTTATAACTCCACTTCCAGGAGTACCTGGAGTTGTTGGTTGAGCCATAATAGCTCTTACACGAGTTCTTGTAGTATAAAATACACCGTTTGCACTTAATGTGACCGGTTTGACATCACCTTTATATGACATAATTTTGTCTCCTTGTATTTCCTAGGATCCCCGGAGAGATCCTAGAAAAGAATTAATTAGTACTGACTTCCACCTTCTTCGCCAGCGTAACCGTTATCAACTACTGTGTATTCAAATACACCAGTAACGCTTCCAGTTCCAGCTGTTGATCCAACTTGTGCATATACAGTTGTATTTACAGTAAGTCCTGTTCCAACTACTGAAGCTCCAGTAAATTGAACAATACCTTTAACACCTACAACTAAATTTTGTGCAAGTGAAGTTGCATTTGCTGATCCACCAATATTTACAGTTGCAGTTGTAGTTCCACCCGCAGCAGCAATTACAACAAAAGATGTTGGTATAGCTCCTACTGGTAATACAAATTTAACTTGTCCATTAGCAGTTGATCCAACAGATATTGGAGTTGCTGTTGCTGTCGATGCAGAAAAAGTTACTACTTCAGCATAGTTTAAAACGCTTGGTGTAACACCAGAGTTTTTGTTTTGTCCGCCGTATGATCTTACCACACCTTGGAATGATGATCGTGTCATTTTTATTCTCCTAAATTATCAATATAGTTATTAGGCAAATCGTCTATACTCCGTCTATATTGAAAGTTATGTATAGAGTTGAAATATAGCTTAATTTTTTAAAAAGAGCAAGGGGTGGCTACATTAAAAATAATGTTTTTACTAACAATTTGTAGCTATTTAACTAGCTACTGAAAAATCGGGAGCACTTTCCTCAATCTTAATCTGTCTATAAGCAATTTCTGCTTCAGCCAGCTTAATTTGGTTAATAACAGATCGAATCTCTTCGTCTATCTTAACCATGTTAAGAGAATATCTACCCTCTTCAACATGAGCTTGTTCCCAATCAAGTTCTAATAGCCTTTTCTTCTTGTAAAGGCTTTGGACTTGATCCATCTACAACCTCCTCATAGGTTATCCAGCATTTAGTTTTAGTAAAAGTTCTATCGCTGTCCTTTAATAATACCCCATTTTGTCCTATTTTGTCAAGGATAGCTTGTTCTATACTTTCTACTGAGTCTTCCGCTATAACATTAAAATCAGCCATATAGCCGTAAGCTCTTAATTTTACATGAAATAATTTCATATATCTTTCTTATAACATAACAAGGTGGCCGAAGCCACCTTGTTATTGAGTCTATTAACTTCCTCCTGCGGAACCGTAAATTCCACGCGGATCGCTCCAACCAAATGAATAACGTTCTCTAGCTTTGTAACGTACGTTACCAGTTTCGAAATCGCCTTCCATAGAAGTTCTAATTGGTGATCTTTCGAAGTATTTCATTCCATTTGGAACATCAGTCTTAACATACCAAGAATTAGTATCAGTGATGAAGTGGTTCACAACATAACCTTGTGGCACCATTCCCATGTTTCTAATTGCGTTGATATCGTTATCAGATGTACCAACTCTACCTGCAGATTTCATTAAACGATCAGCTGTGAATTGCAGAGCAGTAGGAATAATTAATTTTTCTCCTTGTGCAGCAATTTTTAAGCCTCTTTCATCTGTCAAGTTAGCAATATCAATTAATGCTTGCTCTAAAGATGTTTCGTTTAAGTCAGCTTGCGTAGTCAACGTATTCTGGAATGTTCCAGCAATAGTTGGGTGAGCTGTTGAAAATAATGCAACTCCGTCTCCACCTGGATAAGTAGAGCTGAATCCATTATTTATAACGTTAGCAGCTGTAATCTGCTTAGTGTTCGCCATAGATCTAGCCAATGCTTTTGTATATCTAGACGCTAGTCTGTCATACAAGTTATCCTCAATCGCTTCTTCAGTGATTGCGAATGCAAGAGCTATAGTATTATGCGTGTATCTAGCAGTGAAAGTTTCTTGTGCTGTATCGTATGATACGCCAGATCCTTCAGCTTTTACCGAAGCATTACCAAAACCTGATAACATAACTTCTTCTTCAAATGCTCTTTCAGAAGTTTCTTTATCGAAGATTTCTTCGTGCTCGTTTTCATAACGTTTATATTCAAGTCCGAACAATGCGTTCAAACCTGGTTCTAGTTCTTTAACTAGCTGTGATCGTGATATAGCCATAGTTAGTTATCTCCTTATGCTATTGACGCACTAGATTTCACTTTTACTACGAAATCTTCGTTTGTCGTTGCTGGAATATTGTCCACAGCGAATGATACGCTTTGAACTAATAGTTGACCAGTGGATTGACTTTGAGAAGCTTCGTTTAAGTAAGTTCCAGATAAACCATTTATAGTGCTACCAGCATTATAAATAATTGTAAATTGAGATCCTACTGCAGAATTTCCTAAAGCAGTTCCTGTTGATTTAACTAAGTAAAGCTGATTTGGATCATCTATTACATACGCATCAATATTACCTTGAGTAACATTTGTTTGCGAGTAATAGTTTTGCCATTTCGGCTTTTTAGTGCTTGGATTGTATTCTATCAATACACCGTTGAACACTCCCAATATGCTACCAGTAGCGCTAGATTGAACTGGGTTTAGAACTCCAGTTGAACTAACAGTTACTAGATCTCCTTGATAAATACTCGAAGAGTAATTATTAGAGATTTGATATTGGCTTTGTCCGCCAGCTGATGGATTACTTCCAAATTTACCTACTGGTCTAAGACCGTAAGCGCCTGTTGAGTTAGCCATTTTTTTTCTCCTTGTTTATATTTTTAAAAACCTTGTTGGAATTTAGAATCACTAAAAATTAGTTACTTCTTCGTACCACCAAAAGTTACACGAGTTTGCCTGTCTTTTGAGACGGGCATACTTGGATGCTGTTCCTTCAGAGGATCGTTTTCAGCCGCTTCAGTTCTCTCACGAGTTCTTTTAGCGAAGTACTCTTCTCGAGACTTTGCGATCTCTTCTGGTATCCTAGCCAGCAATAGGCCACCAACTCCAATCACTCCTGCGTATTTGCCGTCTTTAACTACTGGATATTGTCCATCT